GTAAAATATCTTCTGTTATACAATGTAATAATATCTTACAAAATTCTTCTTTGACCGTTGAGCCCGGTATCTTAAACGACAAACAACATCCCTCACTGTTATCGGGATCTTCCCAATTGGGAAAGATGCCTTCCCTCATTAAAAAGAACATCCCATTTTGTAAGTGATTGGTTTGAATACAATCAATAAACAGAGAATAATCGACTAAGGTTTTAAATGTATAAAATTTCGTATAGGAGGATTTTTTCCAAGATTTATCTCGTATAGAATGATACCACAAGATCCACTCTCCATTAAGCTCATACATCGTTTATGTATACTAAGAGAATATATTTCTTAAATGATTATTTTCTCCGGAGACTATTGAATACCCAAGTGGCGATTGTATCGGCTTCATAAAATACAGCCGTGGCTTCCTTTGGGCTATTAATATAATAATACCATTCCGTAGGTATAACTATCATCTGTTGATCCGTGAGCGTTTCTTTCATTCCCCATTTTTTGATATCTTGGATATCTTTTCCCTTGATATCTGTTTCGTGTTTTGGATTAAATACATAAATTTCAATCTCACCTGACAAACATTGAATCGCATACAATTCACGATAAATTTTCTGTAATCCTCTGTCTTGAGGACCGCGGTACAACGACAAACTCATCGTTTTATCGCACGATAACAATCCACACAACATATCCATCGGAACTGAGACAAGACTATCTAATTGAAAATCTTGAATCATAGCTCTGTTTTTGTGAATTGAATAGGTGTCTGATTGCGTTAGTTGATTGAGAGACACTAAGGAACCCCCTTCTTGAATCATATATCCAGGCATCCGTTGATTCAGATCTTGAATTGTGGTGGATTGGGTTTGAGGAAAGCTTAATTTAAGAGGACTTTTGTATTTGAGTTCCGTTTGGATTCTTTCTTGAGACGGCTTAGTTATTTGAAGTATAACCGCGTTTGGATTGTATTGAATCATTTCATAGACTCGTTTAATCATAAAAAACAACACTCCTAACAACAGTAATTTCAATAGAAATGTGATCATTCGTTTGTAAATATATAAAGGATTAATAAATTATTAACTCATAATGACCGAAGAATCTTCTGAAACGAAACTTATGCAAAGTCTACCTGATTTGAACCCATTACCGAAACTAGATGGAGTTCAAGATACCCTTCAAGAATTTGGTTCGCATACCGGACGTGTGATACGTTTTTTCAACCGAAAAGGTTACGGATTTATTCACGATCTTCAAGACAATACCGATTATTTTGTTCATAATACAGAATTACGAGTACAAGAAGGATGTTATCGTAAATTGTATCCGGGAGAATATGTATCGTATTCATTGGTAGAACGTGAGGGAAAACAGGTTTGCTCTCAGGTACGAGGTATTTTGGGATATCCTTTACTCGTTGAAAATGAAGACCATACCTACCGCGTGTTTCCTAAGGCTGAGAGACGAGTGTATGATAGACCCGATACCACGAGTTCCGATGAGGATAGCGAACCAGAACCCGTGGAGATAATCAATAAAGAGGCTCCCGAAGGCATTGAAGTCGCCGAGTTTGATGGGTTGAATATCAGTGAAGAAATGAGTTAAATTTGATTTGAGTAGATTATCAAACAAAAACAAAACACTATGATTTTAAGAAACGGAAAGGTGCTCTGTGGACCACTCGGAACTAAAGACAACCCTAGACTCACGATCCAATGCACGCCCTATTCAATTCAAATTGATTTTGAGGATGCATCCAAACGATGGAGACACAATAAAATCCATCTAGGTGAAGGAGTCTTCAGATACAAGAAAACTAAGCTTCAAGACTCTCCAATAGTTGACCAATAGTAGTTATAGGTGAGCCACTTATATTTATCTTTTCGTCCCGATTCCTATCCCTACAAACATACTTACGTGAAGGCTTACTATTCCTTTCAATTTCTGAAACATCAATCTTAGGTGAATAGTAAACCAGGCTTTGAATCAATCGTACAAAAGGGTGGTTTTCCCCCAAGTATTCATACAAGCTTTGAGTAGACCCATCGGCTACACGTAAATTCTTTTGATTAAAACGATCGTGTATAGCGTCTATATTTATAAATTTATACTGATATGTTCTCGTTAGTGGTTCATTTTGTCTGGCTACATACTCCGTTATTTCCAGATAGAACTCCGCCATATTTGAGTTACATAGTTGAACAATACAATATTCAATAATACAAGATGCAATACCATATAAATCTCTATCAATCATATCCCCAGTAAATGTAAAGATATATTCATTATGATACAAGAAAACGGTATTTTCCTGTCTTGTTATTTGGGATTGGATAAAATACTCAACCGGACTATTTGTGTCTGTAAAACCTTTCCTAGGTTCATTTTGTGGATTAGAATATCCGAAATCAATTAAATATGACGGTGCTAGATCAGGAGGACTAACACTTGATGTCACCATAATATTCTCCGGTTTAATATCATTATGAAACAAGGGTGGTGACATAGAATGCATCATATCTACGACTCTTGTGATCTGAAGAATAATGTGTACCATACGTTCTTCACTTAGGCTATTTTGAGTAATAGTAATAAATAAATCCACGCCTGGTATATGATCCATAATAAGATAAAACTTCGTTTCATCGCTATACATCTCTTTATATGATCCTTTTTTGTATACTTTAACTATTTTAAGTCCTTTATGTTTATTAGATCCAAACCAAGGGGTCTCGTTTACTTTAGCCATCATCCGAGTTATAATGTCAAATTCATTATCAATATGTCGTTTGACAGTACTGGTTTTCATAACCCTATTGTTACCTTCCGTATCTTGTACTAACTCAACTGTACCCTGGGAACCTTCCCCTAAATTAGCAAAACTCTCGTATGGCTTACGTGTTTCACATTCAGTATCACCTGGTTCACACGTCCCCGTAAACATTTCAAAAAAACCAGGATTACCTCCTCTATATTTTCTCGTATGTAATCGTTTGATAACTCTGTATTGATTATCTATAATGAGTTGATTCTTGTTTCTTGATTTACGTCGTCTAGCTTTACGTTGACTAGCTTTACGTTGACTAGCTTTACGTCGTCTAGCTTTACGTTGACTAGCTTTACGTTGACTAGCTTTACGTTGACTAGCTTTACGTTGACTAGCTTTACGTCGTTTAGACCTATGTTTCATACTTCTTTTTGATTTGTGTCTTCGCACTCCCGTAGGCATTATATATAGATGTATATTTTTTACATATCTGATTGACTAAAATAATCATTAAAGACCTTTAATAATCATTAAAGACCTTTAATAGTTGACCTATAGTAGTTATAGGTGGGCCACTCATAGTTATCTGTTCTTCTGGACCCCTATCCATACAAACATAATCTCTCCTACCAAGATAAAAAATTACAGGTGATTGGTTAACTAGGCTTTGAATCAATCGTACAAAAGGGTGGTTTTCCCCCAAGTATTCATACAAACGTTGATTAAAATATTTGTGTATAGCATCTATATCTAAAAATTTCAAGGTGTGTTCTGATATTTGATTATCATCGGTAACATAATTATCCGTTATCTCCCGAAAGAGTACAGGAACTCCACATAGAATAACACTACAATAATCAATCATACAAGCTGCAATACCATATAAATCGTGGTCAATCATATCTTTAGTAAACTCGAACGTATACACATTTTGTAAATTTTCTCTCGGTAAAAGTGAATAATCTTGGATAAAATATTCCATAGGACTATATTCACTCGTAATAACATTTTTAGGGGGAACTTCCGTTTGTATAGCAAATCCGAAATCAATCAAATAGGCATCTCCATCGGATGTTACCATAATATTTTCTGATTTAATATCGCGATGATATATAGGAGGTGACATAGAATGCATCATATCTACGACCCTTGTAATCTGATACATAACTCTCACCATTTCGGTTATATCTAGGTTTCTTTCATTTATTCTAGTAAATAAATCCGCGCCGGTTATATAGTCCATAATAAGGTATTTCTCTAACCTCTCGTTACAGGGATCGTTATATACTCCGGTACGATACACTCCAACTAGATTAATACCACTATTATAACGAGACACTTCATCCATCATACGCCGTATAATGGCATATTCGTGGTCAATATAGTTTGAAGGTCCTACTTTCATAGCCATCTTTTCACTGGATTCTATATCCTGTACTAAATAAACATCACCCTGACCCCCTTCACCTAGTTTATTTATAAATTCATAGGGGATACTTTCCGGAAGTTGAAAACCGAATCCACAAGTCCGCTTCACTCTATCCCACCATTCAGGATTCCCACCTTTATACTCACGCTTAGATAATCGTTTAATAACTCTATATCGATTATCTATAATGAGTTGATTCTTGTTTCTTGATTTACGTTTGTTAGCTTTACGTTGGCTAACTTTATGCTTACTCGTTTTACTTCGTCTAGTCTTATGTCGTCTAGTCTTATGTCGTCTAGTCTTATGTCGTCTAGTCTTATGTCGTCTAGTCTTATGTCGTCTAGACCGATGTTTCACACGTCTTTTCGTTTTGTTCTTTTGTACCTTCCGAGGCATATATATAGATGTATATTTTTTCCAATTAACTCGTTAATCCTCTATCAAACAAACTCCCTTCTGAACTTTGGGTTTTCTAGTTTTTTTGTATTCTTCTACAGTACCGTCTGTACTATGCAAGAGTATTTTATATTTTTGTTGTTTGTAAAAGGTGATTCGTTTTTGACATTGTCGTTTGAAAGTTTGGAAATTAGAATGCGTGTCATTGATATCAATTATCAACGGATGAAATTTACGAACATTGGCTTTTTCCCTCATTATTCTTCCGACAGCCTGAACCACATCGCTCTTAGGACTGGCTAAAATAATGGTGTTGAGCTTTGGTATATCCATTCCTTCAGCCGCCATAGAAAAGGTTCCTAAAATGACATCTTTTTCTTGAGATTCGTGTAAATCAAAGGGTTTCATACCTCCCACATACAACCCACTCGGTATTCCTGCTTGGAGCAACCACGCCAACATAACATCCAAATGATTCCGTCTGTCACTCAGAATAATCACTTTACGCCCCATTTCATAGTTGGTTTGACATAACTTGAGAATCATCTGAGTTCTAGGCCAATGATCACAAATATTATTAATTACCTTAGGTAATACAGGTTTCCCCATATAATTCAAACACGGATTGCAATACGGTTCTTCATCTGAATAATAATCCATCACATTCACCTCAACGCCCTCCGTCACCACATCTTTTGTCATATACACTATAGGACCGATGAATGATTCAAAGACCCACTGCAATCCATCTTTTCTCTTGGGTGTAGCCGATAAACCTAACATATATTTGGATGCGACTTTTCTCATACATTTGAAAAATACCTCCGCTCCCAAATGATGACACTCGTCAAACACCGCAAACCCAAATTGATCAAAGACTTCCTTAGGATACTCTTTTACCGAAACACTTTGTACCATCGCTAAAACGATGTCTTTACCGTCTACATCAATCGTATCTTGTTGTATTTTCCCTATTCTAGCATTGGGTAAAAACTCTTGGATACGATCTCTCCATTGAGTCATAAGAAAATCTTTGTGAACAAGAACAATTGTCTTTCGTTGCAATGCCGCGATAATTGAGAGAGCCAAAACAGTTTTACCTCCCCCACACTTTAAGGAGATAATACCGCCTCCCTGTTGATCTAGATAAATTTGTTGAATGGGAACTTGCTCGGGTCTAAGAGATCCATTGAAAGGAACTTGGATGGGTAATCCATCGCTAATCGTATCGGTAGTCACCTTACCATAGGTTTTCTCACCGTAAAATCTAGGAACATAATAACTCGTTTTACTCTCCATAAAGACGGGATATTCAATCTGTTGTTGTTTTCCCGGAGGACCAAATCCAGGTACCATACGAGGCTTCGCAGTCAAATCTTTCACTAATTTCGCCGATTGTTCTTTTGTCAACTCATTTTTTTTAATCTTGTATCCATTGCGTGTCAACATAATGTTTGGTTTATTACTAGTACGTGTATATCTTTTAAATCAAATTTTAATATGCTTCACTTCACATCTATATAATTCATATTCTTTATTCGGTGTATCTATTCCTGATTTAATAGATAATTTTTCTAATGTATGTTTAATCATAAAACGACCCTCATACCACTCAGTATCTTCTGACTGTATCCATCTACCATTAGGGAAAGTGTGTTCTAATAATACTTCGGGTAGATAGAACGCTTTCGATTTAATTCCGTGATATCCTCTTATCATTTTTTTATGATCTTTATAAAGATAGGTTATTGTATAAAATTTAATGGGTATATGTTTATTTAGCCCTCCAGTTAAACGACTATATAGTTGACCTTGACTAATTACTTTTTGTATTAATTTATCCTCTATTGTTTGAGTCCATTTTTTATTTGTAAACCATTCACCCAAACACTCACGAGAGTTCATATTACTATCATAACAAGTCACAAACATACCATTCGGTTTTTTAAATGTAGGGGGTTGTTTAATAAAAAAAGATAAATAACCTACAGCTTTATTTCCTAAACTACGTGTTCGTCCGATCCACTGTAAATACCAATCCCTTGGAATAATTTTATGGAGTGTTTTAAATGATAGAATATGATCCACGATATTGATATAGTTTGATTCCCTATGTTGTTTAAACATAAGGGAATGAGCTGCTTTATTTTCTAAGGTAATTGCTTTTTGCATAGGTAAGAAATGTGAGAAGTCAGCAGATACTATAATTAGTGTATCTGATAGATTTATTTTTGATGGTAGACTATCTCGTAAATTTATACCCAAAAAAGATATCTTATTCATG